CTAGGTATTTAAAAATGCTTGTCAATAATGTGGTTGGTCCTTCTGGAATCAGGCTATCAATGAAGTCTAGGAATGACGATGGCACTTTGGATATTGCTGGAAATCAAATGATTGAAAGTGCTTGGCATGCTTGGTGTCGAAATGGAATACCCACTGCCAATGGCAGACAGAGTTTTATCGATTGCCAACAGTTATTCGTTGAATCACTTGCAAGAGATGGCGAAGTATTGATTAGACATCTCAGATCAGACAATCGATTCGGTTATCAGATACAGTTCTTGGAAGCCGATCACTTAGATGAGAATTACAGCACCAAGAATCAAGATACTGGAAACGGGGTGACGATGGGTGTCGAAACCAATTCATTCGGCAAGCCTGTTGCATATTACATTCTAAAAAACCATCCGGGATCCAGTTTGGGTGTCAACTACAACAACAAATATATCCGATTGCCAGCTGAGGATATGATTCATGCTTATATGCCTACTCGCGCAGAGCAAACAAGGGGTGTACCTTGGACATCACCCATTCTAGCAAGAATGAAGATGTTATCTGGTTTTGAAGAATCAGCAGTTGTATCAGCCAGAGTTGGGGCAAGCAAAATGGGTTTCATTGTTTCACCAGATGGCGATGATTACATTGGCGAAGATACTGAAGATACATTTACACCAATTATGGATGCTTCACCCGGAACCATAGAACAACTGCCAGCCGGAACAGAGTTTAAATCATGGGATCCTGATTATCCCAACACCACATTTGAGCCATTTCAGAAAGCGATACTTCGAGGGATTGCATCGGGTCTAAATGTTTCATATGTCGAACTGGCAAATAATTTGAATGGTGTAAATTATTCATCCATTCGCCAAGGTGTCATGTCTGATCGTGATCAATACAGAATGATACAAAGATTTTTAATTGATCACTTTATTGATCCAATATTTAGAAGATGGCTGCTTAGTGCCATGACCACTAGATCGATAGAATTACCGATCAGCAAATACGACAAATTTGCCAACAGTGCCACATTCATTCCAAGATCATGGACATATGTGAATCCGCTGCAAGAGATCCAAGCACAAATACTAGGAATGCAAAATGGACAAGTAACAATGCAAGACGTTCAAGCCAACTTTGGTCGAGATGTCGATGAATTGTTTGAAACAATCAATGCTGAGAAGGCATTGGCTGAACAGTATGGGGTTGAAATGGCTTTTGAACCATTCGGAGTTCCTAAAACAGCAGTTCAACCTGATATCGATGAGGATAGCGAGTGATGGTGGTGGGTGCATTTTGGGTGATGCGAGGCAAAGAGACAGGTTATTCTCCAACCTGTTTGTGTGAGGTGTCAGGGTCTTTGCAAATGAAGGAAGATGAAAAAGAAATAGTTTTTGATCCAGATGAGGAATTAGAAGAATTGATTGGTGAAGATATGGTGATTGTATTTACACCAATTGATGAAATAGAAAGTTTTATTCTCAGTGAGGAAGATGCAAGCATTCACTGAAAAAGAATTTGAATCGAAAGATTCAATGGGCGAGTCGAGAGACTTGAAAAATAATCTTCATATCAAAGAGGAATTAATGATGAAAAATGAAAGTAATCTCTCCGAGAATGAGGGAAATGAAGTACAACCAAAGGCAGAAGATAGAACTTCGGGTGAAGAAAAAATGTTTAGATCAGTCGATCTATCCAGAGCTGAATTTATCGATGAAGATAAAAGAACAGTTCGCATTGCTTTGACATCAGAAGCACCTGTTAGAAGACCTTTTGGTTGGGAAATACTCGATCACTCACAAGAGTCGATCAATACTGATTTTATAAGTCAGGGTCGTGCGCCCTTGCTTTTGGATCATGATATGAGCCGACAAATTGGAGTCATTGAGAAATTTCAATTGGATGAAGATAGCAAGCGGACACTTGCTAAGGTCAGATTTGGTCGATCTGAACTCGCCAGTGAAATTTGGCAAGATGTGGTGGATGGCATCCGATCTAATGTATCGGTTGGTTATTCAATCACAAACATGGAACGAGATCAGGATGCTGACGAACCCACTTATCGGGTTGCATTCACTCCTTTGGAAGCCAGTATCGTATCGATCCCGGCTGATCAAAGTGTGAATGTCGGTGTCGCTAGATCCGAGCCATCAGAAATAAACCCAACAAAAGAAGCTGAATCCGTTAAGGAAACAGTGGAAGTTGTTGATGAAAATAACACTCTAACTATTGAGGAAAAAACAATGAGTGATATAGAAGTTAAAGACGTTGAAATAAACGTTGATGATGTTCGGACCACTGCTGTTAAAGAAACTAGAGCCAATGTTGCAAAAGAAAATGATGAAATATTGGAACTTGGTTTTCGCCACAATCAGTCTGAGTTAGCTAGAAAAGCAATCAGGAATGGATCTTCTATTGAAGACTTCAGAGGACAACTTTTGGACTCACTTCCTGTTGATCAGCCATTAGACACTAAAGAGATCGGTTTAACTGAAAAAGAAACTCGTCAATTTAGTATTCTTAAAGCTGTTCGTGCGATGGCTAATCCAGCTGATATCAGAGCGCAAGAAGCAGCAAAGTTTGAATTTGAATGCTCGGCAGCAGCGAAAGACAACTACAACCGGAACACTCCGGGTCTTACGCTTCCAGCTGAGGTAATGGGTAACTGGCATGCCAGAGACATCAATACAACCAATGATGCTGGTGGTGTAGGTGAAAGATTCCTTCCGGGTTCTTTCATTGAAGCCCTCAGAAATGCATCAGGTGTAATTGCTGCGGGTGCAACAGTTTTAGCTGACTTAGAAGATTCAGTAAAAATTCCAAAGGCAACTGGCGTAAGTACAGCTGCTTGGATTTCTGCTGAAGGTGGTGCTGCAAGTGAATCAGAAATGACACTTGGTTCAGTCACTATGTCTCCTAAGACTGCCAGCATGTATACAGAAGTTACCAATCAAATGTTGCAACAATCAACACTAGACATGGAAAGAATTATCCGAAATGATCTAGCTGGTGGTATTGCTAATCTGATTGATTCTGGTGCATTGGCTGGGTCTGGTTCTTCTGGACAGCCAACTGGTATCGATAACCAAACTGGTGTTAATACTCAATCATTTGCCACTGATTCAATTCCAACTTTCGCTGAAATAGTAGCGATGGAAGGATCTGTCTTGGGTGACAATGTTGTATTAAGCAATCCAGCTTATCTAACCACTTCTGCGGTAGCAGCTAACATGAAGTCTAAGAGCAAAGATACAGGCTCTGGCACGTTCATTCTTGAAAATGGTCAAGCAAATGGACATCCAGTTTTTGTTTCTAATGCTGTTGCTGCTGGTGTTGCTTACTTTGGAAACTGGGCTGATCTTTTGATCGGGCTTTTTGGTGGAGTTGATATTCTTGTTGATCCTTATACTGGATCTGCAAATTCAATCACTCGCTTGAGAGCAACTCAGTTTGTTGACGTTGCTGTAAGGCATGCTCAATCATTCACTAAAGGAAGTGATTAATTAGCTTAGGTGGGCTGGCTAATAACTAGCCCACTACTTTTGTTATGAAAAAATACACAGTTTTAAAAGGTTGCGGAATTGCTGGAAAATTCTTCAAGGCTGGCGATACAGCAGAGGTATCTGATATAGATGCACCAAATTTATTGGCATCCAATCAGATTACTCATCATGTAAATGTTGAGAAACCTGTTGATCGTTCAGTTGGATTGAAGAAAAGCAGTACCAAAACCAAGAAACGATCTAAGAAGTGATATGGTTCTTGAAAGCAGTAATGATCTCGCTGGGTTCTTTGATACTGACTCTCATGGTAGTTCGGCAAGTATTACAATTAATGGGTCTGCATCAACTATTGATGTGATCTTTAATCGGGAATATTTCGAGATACCGGGTGAGGAAGTAGGAGTTCAAAGCAGCCAGCCTGTTTTTTACTGCCAAAGCTCCGATGTCACTTCAGTTGAGCAAGGCGACACCATTCAAGTTGATGGTGTCACCTATAACATCGTTTCAGTTCAGCCCGATTTTACAGGGGTGACTGTTTTGATTGGTGAGACACAATAATGGCTCATGTTCGACAACAGATCAGGGAAAGAATTGCAACCGAGGTCACTGGATTGACTACGACTGGCACCAAAGTTTATCAGTCAAGGGTTTATCCATTGCAAAGTTCAAATCTTCCCGGATTGTTGATTTATACAACAGCCGAAAGCTCTGAGCCTATTGATATGGGTGGTACGTCAAGAATTTTTAATAGAGTTCTGACAGTTGCGATAGAAGCATATGTAAAAGGGACTTCTAATTATGACGACACCATCGACACAGTATGTTCAGAGGTTGAGACTGCTTTAGGTGGATCAACTATAAACGGGTTGGTGAAAGATATTTATCTTGAGTCAACTGATATCAACTACCAAGGCGAAGGGGATCAGCCATTGGCTGTAGCCACAATGTCTTGGAATTGCTTATATCAGACTGCTGCAAATGCACCTGATACAGCATTATAAACAATAGAGGAAAATAAAATGGCACATGTAGGAAAGGATGGAGTCGTAAAAGTTGGATCTGATGCTGTGGGATCAATTCGATCATTCAGTATTGATTACAACTCTGACACTGTTGAGACAACCAAGATGGGTGATGCTGCTAGGACTTATGCTAGCACTCTCAAAAATTGGTCTGCTTCAATCGATGCAATTTGGCTCGAAGATACCGATGCTGGTCAACAAGCACTGAATCCCGGTGATAGTGTAACTCTGAATCTATACCCTGAAGGGGCTGATTCTGGTGACAGTTATTACACTGGTACAGCGATTGTGACTGGTGTTTCGATCAGTACATCATATGATGATTTAGTCATGGTTAGCTTTTCTGCTCAAGGCAGTGGCGATCTAAGCATAACAACAGTTTAAGATGAGTAGCCCAATTGATAATGTTAAG